CATCCAATATTGCACCTATTACTAGCTTTGACTTAAACACTGACTTTGGTGCTGGCATTGATGTTACAGGTGATATTACTGTTACTGGGAATGTTGATGGCAGAGACGTGGCTACTGATGGTGCTAAGCTTGATTTGATTGAAGCTGGTGCTACCGCTGATCAAACAGCCGCTGAGATAATGACTGCAATTCAAACAGTAGATGGTGCGGCATCTGGATTAGATGCTGACTTACTTGATGGCTCCCATAAATCTGAAATTATTGCGCAAGCAGTTTCTGATGCTTCGGCTCAAGTTGGAAATGGATTGGTAACCTTGACTGTTGCCAATGGTCTAATAGGTGGCGGTTCCTTCAATCTAAACGATAGTGCCAACACAACAATCACAGTCGATCACGCAGACACTTCTAGCCAAGCAAGTATTACAAACTCACCTACAGATGGCATTGTGATCAAAAGTGCAGAAGTTGATACTTATGGACACATCACATCATTAAGTTCACAAGACCTAGATAGTCGTTACTATACAGAGACTGAACTAGATGGTGGACAACTAGACGCTAGATATTACACTGAAACAGAACTAGATGGCGGTCAGTTAGATAATCGTTATTTCACTGAGACAGAATTAAATGCGGGTGAATTAGATAACAGATACTTTACTGAAACAGAATTAACTGCGGGTGAATTGGACAGTCGCTACTATACAGAGACTGAACTAGATGGCGGTCAGTTAGATAATCGTTATTATACCGAAACTGAAGCAGACACAAAGTTTGTTGATGTAGCTGGTGATACGATGACTGGTAAGTTGATTGTCAATAATGACATTGAACAAGACCACTCAACAATGATTTCCAAGACAGCGACTACTAGCGCAACTGGTCAAGCAGACCTTTTCTCATTCCCTCATGGGGTTTTCGGTAGTGCTGAGATTATTATCCAAGCCAAAGATGGTACTAATAGACATATCACTAAATTGTTGGTTACACATGACAGTTCAACAGCTATGGGTACAGAGTATGGTTCTATATCAACTGGTAGTGATCTTGCCACATATGATGTAGAGATTTCTGGACCGTTGCTGACACTTAAAGGTACACCATCAAGTTCAAATACTACAACATATAAAATCGTGGGGACACTAATCGCTTCCTAATTTGTTATAAATACAAGAAAGCATAATATAAGCCTAATCTGGGGAGAGTGAACCACATGGCAAATGATAAAAAATTCATAGTAAAGAACGGTCTGCAAACGGACAATAACGTTCTAGTTGGTACATCCACAGACGATGGTGTAAATAAACTACAAGTTACAGGAGCCGCAAAGGTAACTGGTACAGTAGAAGTAACCCAAGCAACCCCATCTACCGCGTCACTGACAGCGACAAATACTGGTGGTACTGGTGCTATTATTGCTAACTTTGTTGGTGATAGCCAATCCCTACAGATTACTAATTTCGCCACTGGCGATTACAGCCTTCTAAACAGTGGTCAAAACAACGGTGTTAAATTCTACGACAATACTTCTGGTGTTGAAGTTATCTACAATGATGTGGTTGATTTAGAATTTGATAGTTCTGGTATTGACTTTAAACGTTCGCCAACTGTTAATGGTTCTATCATTTGGCATGCTGGTAACGATGGATCAGGCTCTACTCTTGACGCTGATTTGCTTGACGGAATTGATTCACTATCTTTTGTTCGCTCAGATGAAGATGATACTCTTGATGGTAACTATATCATCACAGGTAATCTTACAGTACAAGGTACACGTACAGAAATTGTTTCTGAAACAGTTTTAATTGCTGATAATATTATTACGCTCAACAGCAACTTTTTAACAGGTACTCCAACAGAAAATGCTGGTTGGGAAGTTTCTCGTGGTAGTTTAGTAAATTCATCTCTACAATGGGACGAAACAAACGATTGGTTCAAGCTAATCTCAGCAGGGACAGATTTAGGTCGTATCATTACAACCGCTGATGAAGGTTCTGGTAACAATTTTGATGCCGATACAGTTGACGGTTTGGAAGCGGCACAGTTCCTTCGTTCAGATGTTAATGACGTTGCGACTGGTAACTTAGAATTTGAAGGTACAGTTGCTATTGGTAACGGTACTGGTTCGGCACTACTTACTATGCGTGGTGCGGGTAACAATAGAGTTCTTTCTTCTGACAATGGTAAAATTGGTTTCCTTGATGGAACCTTTGCTTATCAAACATATTCAGACTTAAATGGTGATTGGACTGTAGGTCGTCACAACATTGCTGAAAGATTTGTAGATAAAGATAACGCTAACTATTTTGCAGAGCCAGCAGCCAACTCAGTATTCAACAATCTTGGGCTTGACAGTGACCTCTTCCACAATGGCAACGATGACACCAAAATATCATTCGGTACAGACACAATTGAACTTGCTACTGATGGCACAACAAGGCTAACACTTAATAATACTAATGCTGTATTTGCTAATGACATCATTGCACCAAGAATGTTGGATGCGTCTGACAATACTAAATTAATCGATCCTGCTGGAACTTCGGTTGTAAGCAATATTGGAATTGATACAAACATCTTCCATAATGGTGACACAGACACAGATATTAACTTTGGAACTGACACAGTAAATGTAAACACTGGTGGTGCAACAAGACTTTCAGTAACTAATACTGGTGTCTCAGCTACGGTTGACATTACCGCACCAAAATTTGTAGATTCGGCTGATGCCAACTACTTTGCACTTCCAAGTGGCACATCTGTTATGAGCCAAATCGATATCGACGATTACATTCGTCATAACGGTGATACAAACACATTCATGGGCTTTAGTACAAATGACACAATCGTACTTGCTACTGGTGGTACTCCAAGACTTACTGTAACCGACGCAGACGTAACAGCTTCAGTTGATGTTGTTGCACCAAGATTTGTTGACGCATCTGACTCAGCTTTCTATGCTGATCCAGCAGGAACATCTGTATTTAATGATCTTGGGATTAATGATCAATTATTCCACAATGGCAATACAGGAACAAGTCTTGCTTTCGGTACAAATACTATTAACCTTTCTACTAATGGCTTAAGTAGAGTTTCAATTTCTGACACACAAGTTTCATCTACAGTACAACTTCGTGCGCCTGTATACTACTCACCAACAGGGACTACATACAGATTAGACCTCGACAGCACTACAACCTCTATGGCAGTTAATGCTAAGGTTGTTGTTGGTAACGTTGGGGATGATGTAAGATCAAATGACACTACAGGCGAAGGTGGTATTACACTTGCGCCATATGGAACAAGTGGTGGTGCTACAGCAAACCCAATATTCTCAATCTCTGGTGGTACTGGTGGTTTACCGCTAACATCATTAAATAAATTTGGAATGGGAAACAACCCATTTGCTGTTAGCAACTTAATCACTGAAACTAGAGTTGGTGGAGTAACTGCAACTACTCTTAGAGGCGATTCATTCGGAAACATGTACCAAGTTATCGACAATGATATGACTTGGGCTGTAACAGATTCGAGCGCAAACTTCTTGTTGACTGCTAATGCAACTGATGGTGACATTATCATTGGCGATCAAGCGGCTACATATGCAACTATGGACGCAACTCCAGTAGTTGGTTCGAAAACAAATAGTATTCTTCACGTAAGTGGTTCGGTTCAACTAACTAGTAACGATGACGCATTCGCAGTTGGTTCTGGCACAGCAACATTCCTTAAGGGTGATGAGCTAGGCTTTGGATCAGGTGGTGGTTTCTACATGGACGATACCGCTACGGTTAAAGTTCGTGGAGATAAAGATGTTTCTACTGCTGGTATCATGCAAGCCGCACAGTTTAAAGACGCCAATGATGATACTTTCTTTGGTGATTTTGCATCAACTTCAAGAATGAATAACATTGACGTATCTGGTACAATCAGACATGATGGCGATGTAAACACAAACATTGGTTTCCCAGCAAACGATCAAATTGCTTTAACAACTGGGGGAGTAGCTAGGCTTACTGTAACTGATACGGCTGTCACTGCATCTGTTGATTTAATTGCACCAAGATTGTTAGACTCGGACAATAACTCTTATCTTGTTGATCCATCTGGAACTTCGGTAATGAACCGTATTGACCTTGACGATTACATTCGTCATAATGGCGATACTAACAGCTACTTTGGTTTCTCTGGTAATGACATTTTCAAAGTATTTGTTGATGCCACACAGCAACTTAATATTGATGACAACTCTGCTAATTTTGCTCAAAACGTATACGCTCCAGCTTATTACGACAGCGACAACAACTCATATTACCTAGACCCAGCAGCAGATTCTCAATTAAACACCATCGACATTGATGATTACATTCGTCATAGAGGTGACGTTACTACTCTATTCGGCTTCGATCAGAACGCAAGATTTAGAGTAAACACAGCTAATGCTAATCGTCTAAGTATTGACAACGACTCTGCCGACTTCACAGTAAATGTGTATGCACCTCGTTATTACGACTCAAACAATAATGCGTTCTACCTAGACCCAGCAAGCACATCTATCGTAAATGTTTTGAGAACAAACCAAATCCAAATGGACGGTACATCTCTAACCATTGACTCACCATCAGGTCCTAAAGGGACTATTATGGTCGAAGGCGAAAGAGACAGCTATGCAGGTTACATGATTAGTAACGATTGGGGCTTTATATCTAGTGGTGCTACAGAAATGGGTCTGTATAACGAAACAGATAACGAATGGTCATTACTCGCCAATAGAAACAACTTCACAAGATTGTATTCTAATAATATTCACCAAATTGGTGCTGAAAACGGTTACGGTTACGCTCCTAACAGAATGAGAGCGCCAATATTTGAAGATTCAGACAACACAGCATTCTATGCTGATTTGGCAGGTCAGTCAAGATTAAAGTCTGTTAAGGCTGGCGATAGTGCTATCTTTAACAACACAACATATCCTCTTGAAGTTAAGTCTGCCCAAGAACGTATGATTGTAATACAAAATACATCGGCTGATGCCAACTTCCCATCTATATTCCACAACACAAGAAACTCTCGCTCTACTATGGGCATTTCGTTTAATAATATTGGTGAAAAGTTTTGGTTTGAAGAAAATGGTAACTTCCAAGCATATGGTGCTGGTATCTTTGGTTCGCTTGCACTTAACGGTGGTAATGAAGACCTTGGATTGCTGAAAACATATGGTTCTGGTCTAGCTGACATGAAAATGTTTGATGCTTCAGATTATTGGGACAAACGTGTTATTCAACCTATGCAAGGTGACGAAAATGCGGCAACAACTTCAACCGCTGATTATGTGAAGGACGGAAGCGGACCTTTTGCTTCTTCTTATACTCTAAGAACAAATGGTTTCAGAAGCTTTGACTCTGACTATATCCCTGTAGAACCAGGTGAAGAAATCTACGTCGAACAGGCCGTAAGATTGATCTCTGGGTCAGGTGGTAACTTCTACCTTGGTGTTAGACAATACGATAAAGATAAAAATCCAATTGCTACTAACGATGGTATTGTGTACTTCGGTGCAAGTGCTGTTAATGTTACTTCGACTTCTTGGACGGAATATAAAGGCTACCACACGCTTCCAACATCACACACACCATTCAACGGCTCTGATGGTCTTGGTGTTCGTTTCGTAAGGGTTATTGCTCTTATGAACCACAGCGCAGGTGGTGCTTTGCGTGATTTCGGACCCCCTATTCTGAAAAGATCAGATGTACAAGGTAAGATCAAAGCCGATTCGATGGCTATTGATAATAGTGGTACAATCGGTGTTAATCTTGATGTTGTTGGTACTATTACAGGCGATACTGTCATAGGTGTTAATGTTGACGCAACTAACTTCCGTGATGCTTCAAATGCAACGTACTCATTCAATCCACGTACTGGTGGTAAAGTTGGTGGCACATGGGACTGGTCGAACGGTACTATTGACAATCTAAATAATCTTACTTTTGCTGATCCTGGCCCAAATGAAGGTATTCGTTGGAAGGGTGGTAATGAATGGGCGATCTTTGAATCTCCTGATAACCTAACAACAAATTCCTTAGGCAACCTACAATTTACTTCCGATAACTTAGCAGTAGGTGGATACGCCGCTGTAAGTCGTGCTACTATCACCACAGGTGGTGATGTTGTTGCGTCTCGTTATATGGATGCTCAAAGGTTCCGTGATAAAGACAATACAGCTTACTATGCTGATCCGGCTTCAACATCTGTATTTAATGAAGTTCGTGCTAACGAATATATTAGACATAATGGGGATACTGACACTTACATTCGTTTCGTTGGTAATGACGATATGCAACTTGTTGCTGGTGGTCGCCAAATGCTTCGTATGGCAGAAGGCACTGATCCAGACAGACTAAGATTTGTTACTGATAATGATTGGACTGATGCTAACGGTGATTGGAACATGTCTCGTAATGTCAGTGTTACTGGTACACACACTGTTCTAAACGGTGCGTATGCTAATATTTTCTACGATTCAGATGACAATAACTACTACGGTAATTTTGCTGGCACATCTGTAATGAATACGGTTCGTGGCAACCGCTTTGAAATGGGTAGTGCTTCTACTTACATTGATAACGTATCAGGTCAATACGGTACTATTAGAGTAACAGGTAATACTGGTGGATATGCAGGTTATGCAATCAATGACGATTGGGTATTCATGTCAAGTGGCGCAGGGGTTGCAGGTATCTATAATGATACAAATAACCAATGGGCTACAATTTATCGCCAAGCAGGTGATACAGAACTTCATTGGGCTGGTGTAGAACAAGCCTCTACTAAAAATGGCTACTTCTTAGGTACTAACGAAGTTCGTTCACCTATCTTCCGCGATAGTGATAATTCAACATACTTCGGTGACTTTGGTGGCACATCAAGGTTCTTGGGTCTAACTGTTGACCAAGTTATCACAGGTAGTGTTTCTGGAAGTTCTGGACAATTACGTAGTAAAGAAAACCTAATTATTTCACCAAGCGAAGACAACGGCGAAACAATGGCGTTTGGTTTGGGAACTTGGAACAATGATGGTGCTTCACCTTATGCAGATTATCTACACTTAAAATCAGGTAATGATGCGGCTGACGGTAATGACAACTTGCTTATGTTCAAGAAAACTGGTGGGCGTGGAATGCGTCTATATTCTGGTTCGTTTGGTTCAACAACAGCTTATTCTTCATACTCTGATTTGGCTATCTACAACGCTAACCCAGGTGGTGGTACTAGTTCACAATTCTATGCAAGTAAATTCATCGACTCAGACAACACTTCTTTCTTCTTAGACCCTGCTGGTGTATCTAAGATCAAGCACCTAGAAGTTGCTGGCGAGAACCTTAATGCATCTTACTCACATGCGGCAATCGAAGTGCGTGAATACAACTACGGTGGCGCACAAACAGATAACGATGCTACTGCACCAAGGATTGGTTTCCATTGGGGTGGCAGAGTTGCTTCTCAGATCAGACTAGCTACAAACGCTGAAATTCAGATCAGAAACAACCCAGGTACTGGATACGAAAGCTTCCGTGCAAACAACATTTACGCACAGGGTGGATCATATGCTGGACGTCACTATGATCGTGACAACACAGCTTATTATGGCGACTTTGCATCTACATCTGTAGTAAATGTTCTTGATGTTCGTGGCGAAATCTACAACGATGGTTGGTTCCGTAACGATACATCTGGTCGTGGTCTTTACAGCACACCAAACAATATGCACTTCTATTCTAGTGATGCTGATAGTTGGAGAATTCGTTCTGCACAGAATACATTGTCACTTGAGTTCTCAACGAACGCTGATGTGTATCGTGGTAGAGTTTATGCAACTAACTCGAATGAAATTGGTTTCTTATCACAAGACAGTGGTTGGTCGCTAAGAACTACAAACGGTATAGTAGATTCACATCATAGCTTCTATGCTCCTATCATGTACGATAGAGACAACACAGGTTTCTATGTGAACCCATCAAGCGACTCACTATTCAGTGGTGATATTAGAGCAAACAGATTTGTACATAAAGATGATGTTACCCAAGACGATCAGTTTGGTTTGTACTTTGCATCTGGTGAATCTACTGCCTATGCGATTTATCGTGAGAGTGGTGGTTGGTCTAGCCCATTCCCTGATTTAAGAATTGCTTTCCATACGGGTCTTAAGTTTGGTGCGAATGCTAGTTATAATGGTATGCGTTTCTACGATGACTATACCATGGTTAATCAGGTTATGTCAATCAATAACGGTTCTGATCCACTTGGTGCTAACGATGTTTATGTTAATAACTCATTGCAAGCTGGTGGCTCATTAAGAGCGCCTATCTTCTATGACTCAAACAACACAAATCGTTATACAGACCCAGCCTCAACGTCTCAGATGGGTACGATTGAATGGGATCAGTTAAACGCAAGAGATCGTGGTGACTTTATTACCTTCTACGGTGATAACAGCACAAACCACTCAATTTCTTCGAGAAATGCCTCTGGTGGTACTGATGACGATATTCGTATTAACTCATACGGCTCTGTTTATATTAACCTAGACTCAAATAACAACAATACATCTGGCGCTGACTTTATGGTTGGACGTCACGGTCAAGCAACTGGTGGTATTGGTAACACTGACTTGTTTAGAGTTTATGGTGATGCAAACTATGCTTACTCAGCATACAGTTTCAGAGCGCCAATCTTCTATGACTCAAACAACACTGGCTTCTATTGTGATCCATCAGACTTCTCTAACTTTAACTCAGGTATGAGAGCTACAAATATCTATGCTCGTGATTGGTTCCGTAATGACAACTCTGGCGAAGGTATGTATAACCAAGCAACTGGTGCGCATTCGTATTCATGGCAAGGTCAGTATTGGGCTATCACTGGTAACAATAACAGTTCATCTATGTCTCTACAACTTAGAGCGACATATAACGGTACAATGTGTCGTTGGATGTATGGTGACAGAACTTATGCTGGTGATCTTAACGCTGCTGGTCAATGGCAATTACAAACACGTCACCAAGATGGTTACTCTCCTGGTATACGATTTAGAGAAGAAGGTAACGAATCTTGGACAGGCAACGTAGGTAACGATGTTGGTAAGATTGAATATCACTCAAACCGTTTCTATATTGTTTCTGGTGCTAACTCAAACAGAATTTGTCAGTTTAGAAGAGATGGCTCTGATAGATCATACGTCGATAACAACGGTCTTTATGTTGGTACAGCTACGTCAGCAAGATGGGCTGACCTTGCAGAGAGATATTCGGCTGATGAAATCTATCCAAATGCAACTGTTCTAGGTGTTAACCTTGACGGTGACTCTGAAGCTACTCTATGGCAACCGGGAATGCCTCTTTTGGGTGTTATCTCAACAAACCCAGCGGTTCAGATGAACGATATGGGTATTGAGCCAGGTTCTAAGTCTATAAAAGCACAAATGAACCCATTTGTTGCTCTTAAAGGTCGTATCCCATGCTTGGTAAGCGAACCAGTCAAAAAAGGTCAATGGGTAATCCCTGCTGGCGATGGTAAAGCTAAAGGTGTGGACTATGGAACTGCTGGTATAAATAGCTATGAGATAATAGGTATCGCGCTGAGCGATAGTGAAAATGGTGAAGTAGAGGTTAAAGTATAAAATGGCATCATATGCAACATTAAATAATAATCTGCAAAGTCAGTGTGGTAGTCAGCTAAGGACTTTTGATAAGTCAGTTGGTTACTACATTAATGCCTATGTATATTCTGATGTTTATAACGGCAGTTATACCAGAGGACAATGGCATTACCAACGTTATGAGTATGTAAACGCTTCAAATAGTGTTTATAATAACTATCTTGACGGGCGTATCTATACTGGGCAGATCATTTATCAGCAAGACGTGATTGATTCAATCAATAGTGTTGTGAGAAGAACGGTTGATCTTATTGAAGGTCGCATCTCAAATAGAACCATCAACGCTTATTATTGTCACGCATCTTGCCACACTAGTTGCCATTCTTCGAGAGGACGCCGCTAATGACTATGGATAGAGGTGACGTCAACTCATGGGTACAAACCTATGGGGGTTCACAATTAAGAACGTTTGACAGAAACGCTGGGATATACGTTAATGCTTATGTTTACGCAGGTGGCGGTAACAACAGTTATACTAGAGGTCAATGGTATTATCACAGATTTGAGTACGTAAATGCTTCAAATGGTGTGTACAACAACTATGTCGATGGTGGTATCAACAGTGGCAACGTTATCTATCCACAAGACATAGTTGACACATTGGAAGACTTGGTGAGAAGAACGGTTGATTTGATCGAAGGTAGAATGTCAAACAGAACTATTAATGCATACTATTGCCACGCAAGTTGCCATAGTAGTTGCCACAGTTCGAGGGGAAGAAGATAAGATGTCAATGCAAAAATCATATTGTAAGCAAATGAGATACTCAGGACCTGAAAGCCTGTCGCCTGATAGTGCGTCCAAGTTTGATGTTCTCATTCAAATGGAAGTTTTAGCTGGCTGTGATCATGGTTGTTTGGGTTGTTTTGTCGATAAGAACATCGATCCTGATATGAACCAACAGATCATTGATAGAGCAAAAGAACTCACTGATGGTGTAGCCAGAACTGGGCTAAACCTAAGAGAATTTGTTATAGGTCCGACAGACTTCTTCTCTGCTACCAATACAGAGTCTGTGCTGAATAACTCAATTGTACAAGACATTATGAGAGAACACACTGGCGCACGTATTGCGGCTCCAGCTAAGTTTGATATTGCTACAATGGAAAGAGTAAAAGAAATCTATGCCATCCTTGATGACGAAGATAAGTTTCGTCGTGATATGATCATTGAGTTTATTATGCCTATCGGCAAAGTAGATCAGATGTTGAACGACGAAGATTACTTTAACAATGTCATGGAAAAAGTACAGTTCTTTAAGGACAGTACACCTAAACAGATGGACTGGTCTTGGACACTACAGGCATCGAACGTTGTTGGTAAAAAGATTGACAAAGAAACATATAACAAAATCATTCAAAAATCAGTAAACGAATACGAAACTATTGTAGAAATGAACCCAGCTTTCTCAAGAGCAAGGTCGCAGTTGGTACAGCGTAGAAACCTATTTGGATGGAATGATTTCCTTGGTAAGGTTATTGACAAAGATAACGCACAAGAAACAGTTATGTCAATGGCTAACTTGTATTGTAACTCAATCAACTTTATTGGACTTACAATCGTACCAGGTGAAAACGGACCTACTACACACTTGAATGTAATGCTTCACGAACAAGCATTCTTCCTCAATAACAAAAACCTAGACGTCACAGGTCTTACATTCGAAGAAATCTTGGATCGTAAAAATGAGTTAGTGACGAAGGGTATAAATAGATCAAGTAAGGTGTCTGATTGTAACGGATGTCAATTTGCCGTAGCATGTGCAAGCCGACTAATCTTCGAAGCTCAAGAAACTTTAAACGTTGATGGATGTGTTTTAAACAAAGATGTCCTTGCAGAATATAACCCATACGATTGGACTTGGAACGACGATGCGATGGAAAAACTAGGAGTAACATCATGATAGGCCAAAGTTTATATTACCTAAACAATAAGAAATACATTACAAACACGCATAACGTGGAAACAGTAATTGGTGAATTAAATTCATTCTACCACACGGCTCAACCACGCAGAATTACAGTTGTGAACCCAAGCATGGAAAACTCTCGCCTAGAACCAGCAGAATATGAGAACCTTGCTGAAAACGCTAGAATTGGTGCATCTGAGTTGATGGATTTTGCGGCATGGGAAGATGTTGCTAACCCAACATTCATTCAGAACAGCGATAAACGTATTGTCATGTTTACAGATGAAACTGATATGCTATTTGTATTTGCTAATTATACTTCTGGTCTATTACGCGCTTCTGGGTTTTATCCAGAACCAGCGAATGACATTAACGCTATCACAGCACATTACATAGACGCAGTTATTAATCAAGATATGGTATTATCAATGATGAGTGACTCTCAGGTTTACGCTGATGCGAGAAACCACGTACTTGGCGTTTTAAATGCAGAAGACGCAGTTCCGTGGGTTGTCACATATCAGAACGGTAAGAACTTTAGTTATGACTTGCTGTTCTTCTTAAACGATAATTACCCATGTGCAGAAATTGCTGGTCTATTGGTAGAAAAGTTTACCATCCACTCGCCAGTTATGGCAAAAGATGTGATGGAACACTTTACATCAAGACGCCACTACTCTGCATACATCATGTCAGTTATTGACTATATGAACGCAAACGCAACAGAAGAAAATGGTTGGGCTACAGATAAGAAACAGTTCTTTAAGGATGTTTACGTCAACGCCGCCAACAAATCTAACTACACACTTGCGTTCTATCTACTAGAAGAAATGTGGAATAAAGTTAAAGATGACGCTGATTTTATTGCAGTTCACCAACACAAAGCTGACACTACGCCTGATGGTTGGGAATATATGGACTTGTACACAGAGATCAATAACGTATTCCCTATCGTCAAGAAGGTTTTGGAAAGAAACTTTGATACGGAAAACATTACAGAAGACTTGAAATTGATTAATACAGACGTACAGTTCTTCTCAAAAAGACAGAATAGAATTCCATACTTGATCCATAAATACCCTTTGATATAATAGAAAGTGATTTGATATGAATACTGACGAAGAAAGAAAGTGCTACGTTATACCTCTGGCTCCTACAGACCTTGTGCAAATTTACAAGGTGAAAGAGGAAGAGAAAGATTTTGTACTATTTGTAAATTATTTTGAATCAAGAGAAAAACTTTCAGCGAAACATATTATCATATACCTAGCAAACACTAATTTCAAAACTACTTTTTCGGGTATTGATGAAGAATTGTTAATAGAGTATATTAAGTCAGACTTTTTGATTGACAGTCCACTGTTGTCAAGGTTTGTAGTAATGATAATGAAAACTCGCTATGGACATGCATTAAATAATTTAGAAGAAAAACTTCTATTACAATTTAGCAAAGAACAACTGCATGATTTCGTAGATAAGCACGTTGAGTTGGTTGATGAACTTTGTGAAACCATTGCTTCGATCATTCCTTTTGTCTTGTGTACGTTCTATGCAAACCTATCAGACGAAAATAAAGAAAAAGAATTTGAATTGGGTGAAGCAATCAAAGATATTGTTGTGACTGATGAACCAACAAATTGTGGACCTAATATTGCACGTCTAGTCACTGATGGGTGGGATGGATTTCTGTTAGTATGCTCTATGCTTGGGTTCTCAAAGAAATACAACAAGCAATTGTTCAATGAAAAACCAAGTTATTTTGGCAAAGACTTGTTCTTTATGTTAGGACAGACCAAAATTGTTGAGAACATCCTATCAATGATGCCGCCTGGATTTATTTCTACAGTAGACATAACACCACCCCTTAGTGATGATGAAATGGAAGCCGCGATCCTTAGCGATATTGAAGCAAAAGCAGATGATAGTACACCTTAATGGCACATATGCAGGTTATTATTCATATGATGAAGATAAGAGTCCTATAAACACAGACTTTCTTAGGACAGAAATCAATCTGGACATTTTACATGGCTGTAGTCAGATGTGTCCGGGTTGTTTTATTCCAAGAAAGAACTTGACTAAGGCAGATAACTTAGAAACTCTATATAATCTTCTCATTGAAGGTGCGTATCACCCCGACGAAATCACTGTCGGACCTACAGACATTTTTGATGCAGAGAACTTTCGTGAGATCATGACGCATCCATATATGAAAAAACTATATGGCATATCAGCGATTGGGTTTACATCAACATTACTTCAGTCTTATCAAGAAATACGCTATAAGCTAGATATGATTTGGGGTTTATACAAAGATATTCATAGAATACCAGACATCGACTTCAAAATAGTATTAGATATAGATAAGTATCTTGATGGCGAACTAGACGATTGGTACAAGAAACTTGAAATGTTTAAACTTGGTTCAGTACAGTTCCGTGTAAACTACCACAAAGATGTTTTCAAAAGAATTGGGTATAATGAGCTATGCCAAAGGGTATTCGATGACTTTAATGCTCCTGTTGTCATAACACCTTCTTTCCTTACTGATAGAAACGTTAGGGGAAAGGTAAGTCAACATCTTGAGAACTTTAAGCGTGATATGCTAGAGCAAAAGATTGACGATAAGTGGTTAAATCTATACACGTTCTTTGATGCTAAATTTAATGGTTACGGTTGTCAGAACTATAGTTTCTACAACAACAAACTTTATCTTAACCCATTCCTATACGACGTGATTATACAGCGCACACCACAATTCGAAACAACTATGGATGCAAATACACTATATGACAATATCGAATATGCCCAACAAGTTGACGATTGCAATGGTTGTGAATATATGATGAGTTGTGCTGAGCGTAACATACATTTGTATATGGAGTCGAGAGGATTGGACAGTTGTGTTGCTCTTAAGGAGTACATGTATGCCTCTGATTAAGAACAACCTATACTACGAAATGACTACAGAGACGCAAACTAAGCCAGTGAGCGCAGTTAAGATACAACTTGACGTTTTGGATGGATGTCACCACAAATGTCCTGGATGCTTTGTACATAGGCGTGGTAACAGTAGTGACCCACATCAACTAGAAGAAGCCAAACAGTTTATCAAGACTATTACTGATCAAGGCATTCTGGTAGATGAGATGCTTATCGGTCCGACTGACTTTCTCGCCTCTGAGAACTTCTATGAGGTTATGCCACATCTACTCGACGTTATCAATGAGAATAGCCCAATACTTGCATTCGTGTCAACCCTTATTGATGGAGATATCAAAAAGTTTTGTCAATTCATTACTGACAATATAAACCTTGACACAGAGATTGAAATAGGTATTGCGACTAACCCACACAAGTTCTTTAATGAAGATTACATACAACACGTATCAGAAATCCTAGACTACATAGATAAGAACCTACAACATGAGGTTACATATACATTCGTTGTTAATATAAAAGATTATGGATTAGATTATGAAGAACTACACGATCAGGCTGTAAAACGTTTTGATACCATATTGGACTTCATTCCTTCAGTATCTCGCTCCCATAAAGCAAACATAATCTTAAAGACACTTGATGAATTCAACGAATACTTTAGCACATGGCATCGTGAATCAAAGCTAAACAACATTATGGTAGATCATAGCCACGCTGGTATGAACTACACAGTGTTGAACTACAAAAGAGGTGAATGGTATCTTAGTCCGTTCATGTATGAGAACATGGCTATCTACCACGATATGTTCAAGGTAGATAACTTTAACTCAGTTAATGGTATGGTGGAACAACAAATTGAAAGTGCTAAGGGAACTGAGTGTGAAGATTGTCCTTTGTTCTTCTCTTGCTACAATAGAAAGATCATAATGTTAAGAGATTACCTTGGTGTGGATCGTTGTATTGCTCCTAAAGAGAATATGTTAAATAACATACATAACTATAACGCACCTGCTCAAACAATGTATCAATGGGATGGTTATTCAGTTGAAAACGACAAGCAAGGTTATCGTAAGAAGTTTTTAGTTACTACTGACGATGATCCAGAACTAGAAAGAATTAAGGACATATCATATGTTAAATAATGATTGGAAAAATATTGTAGATGGTGGGCGTGGTGAAGAGTTTACTTCTATCGACAATATGAAGCAATACAAGATACAAGTTAATCTTGAGATACTAGAGGGTTGCTCCTACATGTGTCCTGGTTGCTTTGTTAAACGTAAAGGTAATTGGAACCCAAACTCAATTGCTACGTTTCACTCATTAGCATATGAATTAAAAGATAGAGACGATATTGTATTAGATGATATTGTAATAGGTCCGACAGACTTTTATGGCGCACAAAACCTAGAAGAAATAATCAACAACCAAAGACTTGCTGATGCCATATCCATGATGCCAGAAGACAACAGGAACATTCAGCATAACTGTTCCATACTTGGTTCCTTATCAGAAAAAGATATTGAGGGTAAGATAAAGTCTATTGAAAACTCACTTTTGGGTAAGGTTGTTGAAGCTTGGGACGTACAGATTGCGTTAGATTTGAACCGTCTAATGAATGATCAGGTGTACCTAGACGCTCTTGACGAAAGAGTAGAAACATTTAAAAACAGTTCTTTAAACTTTGAAATAAGTATGGCTACTAATATAGTAAAGGGCGTAGAGGATATACTATTCCCTGCTATTGAGTTCGTTAGGGATAGATACGAGACTGTTATTGAGGTATTGCCTTCAGTAGTACGCTCTTTCAATCACAGCGCAAAGCATGGAGATAAGTTATTTGAATGGAATGATATGCTGACACGCTTAGCAGTAGACCCATATCGTTTCAAAAACAAATTCCACTTCTTACAAGGTGATGTGTCACATAAAGCTTTTCATTATTCCGTTATAAGTATATATCATGGGGATATGTATTTGTCGCCGTTTATATATGAGAATGCTCAAATCCATACAGATGATTTTAAAGTTGATAATGGTTGGTTATGGTTGCCAGATGCGGATATAACTGACTATATTTTGAGAAAGAAAGATGAGGTAGTTGTTTCTCAAATTGAAAACAGTGGGAACAAAGAATGTGGAAGTTGTAAGTACCTAAACATATGTGCGAATAGAATGGTTCCTATGATTATGGATACTGTGTTTGATGGAAGAAAAGAGTGCATCTTAAATAAAGATGTAATTGGTTTATATGATGATGAGGTTTATCATGGGAATAGTTACTAACAATAAACGAGCCGCACAAGCTGACAAAGACTTTGATCTATCTTTCTCTGAGGGACATGAAATAAAAGTACAGTTCAACTGCGAAGTATTATCAGGTTGTGAATTTAAGTGTAAAGGTTGTTTTGTAAACAAACTTGGTTCTAACATGGGGTCTTACGATAGGTTAAACAATGCTATTGACTTATTCAATACTAATGGGTATAGAGTATCTACAGTAAACATCGGACCTACTGATCTATTCGGTAATAACAATGTTATTGAGTTATTGCAAGACGAAACATTTCGTGAGTGCTTGAGTAAAGTTTCTACTATACAATTCGTGACTACTCTAACCAACATTTCATCGGAAGTGATTGATTTACTGAATAGTATTCCAAAAATAGATGGTTTTATGTATGACGTTAACATCGCCCTACAACCACCAGTGGATTGGGATTGGGTAGAAGAACGGTTAAATCTTCTAAATGGATTTACAGACGATCTAAACTATTACATGGTTTACAACATGGGTAATGATGATGAGTACAATTCTAAAGTGCTTGAGATGTCAGAACTTGTAGAGGATAGGTTTGACTCGATACTTACACTGAACCCATCGTTCTTCCGTGCGCCTAAGAGTAAAGTCCAGCAGCACTTAATTGAGAAATGGAAAGGGTATGACTTCTCTGATGATCTTATGCCCAAGACGTTCATAGATCAAGCACAGGGTGGTTCTTTAGAGTTAAACTACACCTACTGTAACGAACGTTTCTTTTGGACGCCATTCGTATATGACATCGCTTTAATAGGTACTGATGAATTTAAAGTCAAAGATGAGAATGACATTGAGTCGTGGACAGAAGCCAAATCGTTTCAATTTATGGAACAATTAACGTACTCTGCTGAAACGAATAACTGTGGCTCCTGTCCTAATATGATGACATGTATTGATAAGGGTGTACTAAGTTATATGAAACATCACTCACTTCTTTCGTGCGTGTTTCCCGGTGTGGTAACGACCAATAAAAGTTGACGGAAATACATTCTGAAATTCTTGAAAATCGTGTGGTGAACACTTATGCATTTTAATATCTAATTCTTGTTCGTGCATTGGGTAAATGGACATGATAGGTGTACCATACTTGAGTGTCACTGTGTATTCTTCAGCTTTAATAGGAAATACTAAAAACACATTTAAGGTATGTTGGTCATAAAAGTTTGTAATCCCAGGCACGAGTAGAATATTGTGCTTTCGCAAATCTTCACTAAAGTGTACCTCAGTAATCATGAACTCTGCTCTACGATTAGCTGTAACTGTCCAAGGACCGTGCAGTTTAAAAATTGTTCTATTTGGATATAACGTATCACCAAATTGCTTTCGCTCGTGCATTGCCCCAGAAATAATGTCTGCCCCATAATGCGGTTCAATACATTCAACATCACCATCTGGTTTTACTTTAAAAATCGCATCAGACCACAACTTAAGAGTAATAGGCTTACGAATATAATCAACTACACCAGGACAAGTCTTTAGTGTAGGTGTTGGTATTTTAGTACCAACCCTAGACCTATACGTGTCATACGTGTTCTTTATTGATTTCCACCACGTTGGTGGTTTTGATCTTGGTTGAATTGGTTGAAGCTCTAGGATTGCCCCATGCTGTGTATAAAAATCAAGTTTAAGTTTTTTCTTTATCATAATTAAATCCTGTTATCAAATTCTGCCCTGTTTTTTCCATATAATTAAACCACATTCTCATGATGCAATCAGGCAAGTCACGTTCTCTATTCTTCCAGTCCCATTGTGTGTAACATCTAAATCCACATTTGTTCCACCACTTACAAGACAAACAACCATTCTCATCCATATAGGCTTGCATCATACCTGCATTGTCTTTGCGTTCATATTTAGTGTTGAAGTCACGTTGATCGTATCTATCCCATCTACAGTTTGATGTAGAGTTATCAGGAAAGATTGTAACCTTATTAAGTGCCAAGCAATGCATGTGGTTGCTCTCGTTATATATCAAGTCTTTTATAGGATTGATGTCGGGGTAGTTGTGATATACAAACTTCAAGAACTCTAGGTACTCACTGTCTGATGGTATCATATAATCAAAACCACGATCTGGTATATAATCATCAAAGTAAAACTCATCAAACTTCTCATACAGATAGTGGAAGTATTCATCATCATCAGCCATAAACTTTTTAATTGACAAAGTAGTAGCAACCATATTAATTGATATGATATAATCAGCAAAGTATTCTATGTTTTTTGCGTAAGGTCCTTTTGTGGGTCTTCCGTCAAAGTCATAAGAGCATATAATGTAGGACGGGATGTCTACAGCGTTTAGATCGTCTAATAGTTTTTCTACCCTATCTCTCTTGCTAAACTGAAAAGAAGTAACCCAAACAACTTTAATCTTTTGCTCGTGTTCATCGAATATTTTCTTAATTGCAACTAGAAAGTCATAATAAACTGGGTAAGCCCACTCTGATATACGATCTTGGAATAGTTCACCACCAACCATATTGATTTGGATAATGTCTACTCTGCCTTTCATTTTAATAACATGTTGTTCAACCAAATCAAGCTTGGAGAATATTTCTTCTCTCGACAAGCCTACAGTTGACTTCTTGTCGTGATGACAAAAAGAACAGTTAAGGTGACAGTTTTCAAACAACGTCAACTCAATCTCAGCGATGTCGGGTCGCTTAGTTTCTAATAACTGTTTTGTTATGTTAAAGTCCAAATAACATTTCCTCTTTGTAGTATTCGTAGATGTCAGGAACCATACCAAGCTTCTCATTGAAGTCTAGTTGGGCGAGTATTTCATCATAGGTTTCTTTGTCTTGCCAATATGGGACAAAGTGGGGGTCATTATTGAATAGCAATTCTGGATCATTGAGTGCATCAAAGAAGTCTTCCTTGAAGTCTCTGCTAAGCCAATGTGCATAACATATAGCAACCACGTAAGATTTAGCTGGGTAAATCCATTCGTCTACATACTCTCTGAAGTGCATTAACGCAAAATCAACCGTGAGGTCAGGTTGCCAATTAATCTCCACATCAGTCAGATCATCTTTGAATAAAGATGCTGTCAAATGATATGCGCTTTGTCTAGCTTTCCATTCTTTCATAATATTCCAACAATCCTTTATATCCATTACAACTATTAGTCAAATCTTTAACATATCGGTAATGTTCTGTTAAACAATTACCATAATATTTACACGTCTTACATATTTCGCTTAGATTGTTCTCAGGTTCTTCCCTAGCCCACTTCTTGTATTCATAATATGTTTTGTATTCTTTGAAGTATTCCTTATCATATTTATCGAACTCAAGCACACCATATTTACCACTAGGGGTGATGTAGACGTGATCATTGCTGAACGCATCATATTCTTTGTCAATGCTTCGCCAGATGTTATCCATGTTTTGAAAATTAAAATTCTTTTCTGTTTTAGCTTCATCAAACCTAATAACAAAATCTTCAAAGTCTTTGTGCGTCACAGGATGGGCGTTTGCTTGGTTAATCGAGTAAGGTTTAATCTCAACTGACTTTACATTAGCTACCATGTTAAGTGTAAAGATCATAAACTCAACATCCATCTCTAACACCTTGGGAGACGCAAGGATAAGCACAGACAAGTCCTTGTTGGCTTGCATCATGTTATTGAGTACGAACTGTTCTTTTTCTCTTGCGTGAAAGTCGTATGATACAGATAATGTCACATCTTCATCTCTAAAGAAATCAGGAAACGCTGATAAGTTTGTATTGATGTTAATACTACCACCATAGTGTTTCCTAATCACCTCTTTAAGCGAATAGTAATACTCTGGTGTCAGTAGACCAATTTCACCACCATACAGATCGACATGTCCAATAGGATCATCTATCTGCCCCAAGCTGTGATCAAGCCATAAAGGTGTTATCTTATGTCTATCATTTAATTGTGCTGTTGTCAAGTAGCAAAAGTCACAGGCAAAGTTGCAATAGTATGTCGGATTAATTGATAGATTCATCAACATAAGGTGTCACCATATCTGGACTCATTCCATTCGTAGCAAGTATTCTTGGAGCGAGTGATTTCATTTGTTTGCAATGTGCTTCAGTTGTCCCTTCACGTTTCATATCACGTACTGTCTTTTTACAGCCATTACATATTTCAAACATAGGGCAAGTGTAGCAAGCCATTTTCATTGTCTGTATATGAGGATCATTTTGAAGAGGTGTCTGCATTTCACCATTCATTTCTTCTTCAAAATCAATAGGGTAATCCATATCATCAGCAAAAGAACCACACGAGTAGTAGTCACCCCCTGGGTTGAATGCACGAATACCACCATCGCAATGCCTATTTTGAGGACAAGTAGTTGAAAAGCCTTGGAGACGTTTCATCATTTGTTTAGTGTTGAACTCATATTCAGCTAAACCACGATCATATATTTCAAGGTATGTTTCGTAAATCTTACTTAACTGATACGTGCTACCTTGTACGCCAGACGCCATAGCATAGTTTAACTTACACTCCACGTCCATCTCTTTGGCAAGCTCAACGTTCTTGATAGCAAGATGTTCATTCTCTTCTGTAATAACCGCAATAAAGGGTGGACGTTCGCCAGTATGTTTTAACATAGCATCAGACACCATCCAAAAGTCTTTTTCTGTAAACTCTGAATAGTCACCTTTTAGTCTACCACCACCATACTGAAATGATGTTGCACAACCAAATCTTTCGTTCTTGAAGATGGGTAGCCACTTCTCTGGGCGCATTAAGAAAGGCCATAGGTTAGATGTAAAGCTAATATATGCTGGGTAATCATGTTCATCAAGATGGTCTATCAGTTCTTGGTAATACTCTGGCTTGACCATAAGTGGGTCACCACCATTAACAATGATTGTGTTAGTATCAGGATACCTTTTCAAGAAACGATAGATATATTCCAAGTCCAACAGCCCAACTTCATTGGGGTCGATGTCAGTCGAAGAACAAAACGTACATTTAAAGTTACAAGCCTCGGTTGGCTTAATAATCAAATCCATCCTTTGTCTCCCGCTAATTTCAACATCAATGTTTTAGGCGCTGGGCATACGTCTTCCATCCATTGTAACTGATGACAATCAGAATGGCAATAGATAAACACAGGACAGTCGTAACAACGTGGGTCACGCTCATGTGTCTCACAAGCAATCACTTCCATGCGTTTAGGGCTTTCTCTTACTGTCTTTGCTGGCATACTGATGTCACCATACCATTGTGTTGGGGCAGTATTAGGGCAACCTGCTACCGTACCATCGGCATTGATAGTGTGTATCTTTTGTTCACAATCCCTACAGAACGTACCATTAAAGAATTGACCTTTACTAAACTTATCATAAACTGAATTGAGAAAGTTATTATGTATAGGGTGATCTTTAGTCGTCTCATGCATCTTCATCCAAAAAGCATCAAGCTCAGAGTTATGTGGAAAAATATCTGTATTAATTGTTGCATTGCCATCGTGGGTCAATCGTTCATAGTTAATAGAACCCACTCCAAGTGAATGCATATAATCAGCAATCTCAAGGGGTTCCATTGCAACAACATCTTTAGATACGGAAATAAAACATTGGATGTTACAACCTTCAGAAACCAAACGCTTTACATTGTCTTCCCAAAGCTGTCTTTGCTTTTCGTTTGCAAAACGAATGTTGGGGTCCCATGATGTACCGATAGAACCAGAGTCTAATACTTTAAGAAACTCAACACGTTCGTCAGTCAGTTTATATGTAAGATTTGTTGTGATACCATGTGTACATTTATCGCCCCAATGATCTTTCGTAACGTTATAGAAATGCCACAAGTCTTTCATTGGCGCAAGCAGAGGCTCACCACCATGGTACTCAAAGTGTATATGATTTGACCCATCGTCTAATTCGTTACACCACTTCGCTGTCTTATCCGCATCAAAGTAAATCTTACGTCCGTTAATACCAGAAGTAAAACAATGGGCGCAGTTCAGATTACAAGTTTCGGTAGTCTTAACGTATACGATTAAGTGTTTCTGTGTCGTGAATGCCATGTGATAACATCAATGCCTTTTCATAATTTAACGCTCTATGCGGTGTTCCAGATGGTATTAAAACCGTATCGCCCTTTTTTAATACAACCTCTTTGCCTTCAACTTCCATAATCTTCGTACCAGCAAGACATTCGATAAGAACATCTACAGGGTCTGTGTGGACATCAAATGATGCACCATTCTTTTGATTGTAAAAGGCATGAACGGTTCCTTTTACAAACAGTAAAGTTTCTATTTGCTCTACTTTAATCGTTCTACTCTCAGACAACAATCTAGCTACAGTCCCAACATATGAGATGAAGTCAGTTTGTTCTATGTAGTGTTGATTACCATCTTCGTCTATATAAGAAACATCATGGTTATCAAAACACTCTTCTGTTAGCAGAAAGTTTTCAAAGTCGATAAATGTCATAGCTACCTGTTCATATTGTATTGTTATTTATACTACCATATTTAGTCCAAAATGTCAACTCAAAGATTTGTTATAAATAATGTCATATATCATGAAGGAGACTGTTATGGATTTTAATCCGCATTGGCCTACTACCATTGGTTCTGGAAAATTTGACGTTGAAGGGCTTGTTGAACACATATTCACTACCTACAACTTAAATGATTTAACAGGAGAGGTAGATGGCGGTAATATATTTAAAGATAACTCTGATGTAATGAATAAGTTCAAAGCATTAGTACACGATAAGTTTAATGATTACCTAAAGCACTCTATTAATAAAAGTATTGAAGATTTCAAAAGTCATGAAATGAAAGCATGGATTACAGGTCATAGCAAAGACTATAACATGACTATACATAATCATTCTGGCGCACACTTATCTGGTGTATTTTACATATTAGCAGAAGATCAAAATAGTGGTGGTGACATAGTATTTTCTGACCCAAGAAGCAATGCTAATAGGGGATATGATGATTGGTTTAATCCTTTGTTTGATAGACATGCAATTACCCCAAGAACGGGAGATTTTATGATTTTTCCCAGTTTCACATACCATCATGTCAACCCCTATTACTCTAGTCTGAGAATATGTGTTCCTGTAGATTTGTATCTGTACAGGGGCTAAACGTATAAATAGAGTAAGAACGCAATAAAAAACGTGTTAATACACAAAACATAGTAAAACTAGGAGAAGAAGAAATGGCTTTTACATATACATACACAGTCCGTAACCTAAAGGTTAAGGATGAGGTAAACTCTGAAGGTGCGACACTGACTAACGCAGTAGTTCAGACATATTGGGACATTACTGGTACAGACGAAGATGGCAACTCTGGTCAATTCACAGGTGCTACACCATTTTCAGCGGCTACTGTTCCTGCTGGATCATTCACTGCATTTGAAGATTTGGATGAGGCTACAGTAATCGGTTGGATTACAAATGTAATCAATTCAGACCCACAATACAAAGCTCACATCGATACGCAAATTCAAAAAGAAATTGATAGAGAAGTGGCAACTGAAGTTGCTGGAGAAGCATTGCCTTGGGGTGAAGCAACACCAGCACCATCTGACGATATTTAATAGAAAGAAACAATTATGAACTACACATGGGAAATACTAAAGCTTGGAACCCTTGACCAGACAAATAGTGATGGTGATGTGTTAGCCGATGCAATCATTTCTATTAAATGGAAAAAGATTGCAACCAACGATGCTAATAAAAAAGCAAGTTTTGTTGGTAAAACCACACTCGACGTGACTGATACTTCATTGGCTGACTACGTTGATTTGGATGATGTGACAAAAGAAAATGTCATTGAATGGATCGAAGGAACGATGTCTGAATCTGAGATAAATAATATTAACAACATTTTATCTAAGAAGCTACAAATTGAAACGATGACTACGTTTAAGCCTGATTGGTAAAAACCACAGTCTACTTTATATAATGGAGAAATCATGCACGACTTGCACATGGGCGGTTTGGCAACATACGCTTTAAAAAGAGGGGGTTCATTACACCCTATTTGTATACCTACTGAAGTTTTAGGTAACGAAACTGGGATCATGAACCCCTCTATATTCTCTCACAAAGGAAAAATCCTTGTCAATGTGAGACACGTAAATTACTATCTATATCACAGCGAAGGTAAAAAGTTTCCTCACCAGTGGGGTCCTTTGGTGTATATTCATCCCGAAAATGACGTAACACTCACAACGCACAATGTAATGTGTGAGTTGGACAACAACATGAATCTTGTGAATGCCCAACGTGTTAAGATGGCGTTAGATACAGGCAAGCCAACATGGAACTTTATTGGTCTTGAGGATGCACGACTATTCAGTTGGGACGATAGATTGTTCCTATGTGGAGTACGCAGAGACTGTTTTGATGATAAAGGTCGGGGTCGCATGGAGATGTGCGAGATCGAATTCCTTAATGGTGAATGGACGGAAGTTTCACGTAATTCTATTCCAACACCAGGCGACGATAGTTCTTATTGTGAAAAGAACTGGATGCCAGTTAATGACATGCCTTGGCACTTTGTCAAGTGGACTAATCCTACTCAGATTGTCAAATTTGATATTGAAAACGGCACAACTGAGGATGCAATCTATGACGCAGAAAAGAAGGTCGAAGCTAATAAAGACTACAGAGGTGGCTCACAAGTAGTACGTATTAATGACAATCAGCGCATGGCTTTTGTTCATGAAACAAATTTGTTGCGTGATCCGTTTGGCAGAAAAGATGGCAACTATGCACACCGTGTAATTATATGGGATAACGATTGGAACATTGTTCACAGGAGTAGGGAGTTTCACTTCATGGGAACTTACTACGATCATGTGAAGGGGCAAGACTACAACATTGAATTTGTTACTGGGGTTGCGACGCTAGGTAATGACATCTTGATATCTTTTGGATGGCAAGACAACGCTTCTTATGTATTGCGTATGTCGCAACAAGTATTTTCGCAATTTCTGATGGCTGAATAGATGACAAAAAAACTAATTCAAATTACTGATATACTTGAGACTAAGCTTCGCAAAGAAAAAGAGATTGAATATTACGAAGAGCAAATAAAGAAAATACAGACCAAGATGATGTTCCTTCAAAAAGACCTTGATTTGACCAAACTAATAATTTCCATCATAGAGAAAGAAAAGGTTTATGATATCAAGGAGACGATGGAACAACGAATGATAGAGGGTGACGATAATGAAGTTTAAAAATATGCAAGTTCTAAATGATGTTGTTTTAGACTATAGTAATCCATGGAAAATGTTTGAACTCGCACGTGAGTACGATAAGTTGAAACAAGGTGCGGCGGCATTTGGTTGGTATCTTAGAGCGGCTGACTTCTGTGAAGGCGAAACATACGAAGAAAAATGGTTGCAATATAGATGTATGCTTTTTGGTGCGGCTATTTTTGATAGATCAGAGGCTAGAAATCAAACCACCCAAGGTCTTCTTAAGATGGCTATGGCAGTATTACCTAATAGGCCAGAAGCATATTACTTCATGGCTAAACATTCGATGGACACAAGCAACTTTCGTGATGGTATAATGTATTCTCAAATGGGTCTTGCTTTAGATTTGGTTGAACGTGACGATGATAATGGATTGGGATATCCTGGTCGTGTTGGTTTGGAACATGCATATGCGGTTTCTAAATGGAAGACTGATGGCAGAGACGCATCTAAAAACTTATTCTTTGATCTAAAGCACAAACGCAAATTGGATATGACTAAGGAAATAAGCACGAGTGTTGATTGGTGGCTTCAAAATGTTGGTTACCCAAGTACACTACCATATAAAATTGAAGAACAAAATAAGTATAGATGGAATTTTGATGGAATTAAAAGCGTAGAGAAAAACTATTCTCGACACTTCCAAGATATGTTTGTGCTGTCGCTTCTTAATGGTAAGATGGAAGGTACATTCGTAGAGATTGGTTCTGGACACCCTACACTATTCAACAACACTTACTTGCTAGAAAGAAGCTTTGGTTGGAAAGGATTGTCTGTAGATCATAGCGAAAGAATGTGCGCTCAGTTTAGTAGAGAACGTAGCACAAGTATTGTTATGGATGATGCCGCAACATTGGACTATGGTAAACTATTCAAACAACATTGTATTGAGCAACACGTAGAGTTTCTAAGACTTAATGCAGATCAAGCATCTCTTGCGGCTTTAGATAGAATTCCGTTTTCAAAACATGAGTTCTCTATCATTCAATTCCAACATAATGAATGTTGGTGGGGTGATGAGATTAAAGAAAAGTCAAGAGAGATTTTGAGTAATATTGGATATAAGTTGTTTGTTTCTGATGTGGCTATCGATTCTACTAATTCCTATGAGGATTGGTGGGTACATCCGTCTCTCATAAATAACCGTATGAAGAGCAATAACGGTATTAACTTTGCTTGGGACTATATGATGAAGGAAAGAAAATGAAACCAGTGATCGTAACGGGGGGATTTGATCCTCTACACTCAGGACATATTGCATATTTTAAAGCGGCTAAGGAAATGGGTTCTATCCTATTCGTTGGTCTTAATAGTGATGAATGGCTAACACGTAAAAAGGGCAGACCATTTATGTCTGTTGAAGAACGTATGGCTATTATTAAAGAGATTGGCTGTGTGGGTCATGTATTTACGTTTGATGATTCAGATGATACTGCTTGTGATGCCATTCGATATGTAGCAAAACAAGCTCCTAAGAATTCACAAATTATCTTTGCAAATGGTGGAGATCGTAAAAAAGGAACAACACCAGAAGTTGAGTTTGCTAGAGAGTTACGTGATGAATGTAATGTAACATTTGCTTTTGGTATTGGTGGTGAAGATAAGAAGAATAGTTCATCATGGATACTAAAGGAGTGGGACAAGCCCACTACAGAGAGACTATGGGGTAAATATAGAGACTTAGATCAGAATGGTCATTGGAAGGTTAAAGAACTTTCTATTGATGTTGGTAAGTCTTTATCTGATCAAAGACACTTCATACGTTCAGAACATTGGCATATCGTTGATGGTAATCTTAAAATGGACTTAGAGTTCTCTGATGGTTATTCAACATCTAAGGTTTATGGTACTGGTGACAGTATTGATATTCCATCTAAGACTTGGCATCATGCAACTAATGTTGGTAACAAACCTGTTAAGGTTATTGAAGTATGGATGGGTAATACCTTATCTGAAGATGATATTGAAAGAAGATAGAGATGCTTAAATGTCTAAAGAATCTATTATATTATCATAAGGGTTAACCCTATTATACACGACTTCTGAATGTTGTCAACTAGTTTTTTATAAATATAAGAAAAATACTTCAACAAAGGAGAAGATGATGGCTTTTCAGTTATCCCCACAAACAAGAAATGGCACACTCCAAGCAATTGAAACGACAATTGGTGCAAACCCAATTCTTACGATTGCTACAGGAACAGTTCCGACTGAGTGTCCAAGTGCAAATA